ATTTGGTCTAGAACCACTAGACACTACATCACAAACTAGAGAAAGCATCAATGAAAGTATACCTAAAATCTTAGATAGATATGCTGTCTTTGACAGAGTACAGGAACGTAGATTTGCCTGGAGTGAAGGTGCTGATAATTCACCAAGACGTGGATCCTTTGCACAAACAGGAGCAGGAACAGCTGCACCAGACGATACAAATGCATTGGTAGAAATATCAGGTGACTTAGGTATTAATCCAATTGATCTTGCAACTATCATTGGTTTTGAAACAGGGGGTACATACAGCCCTGCTGAGGTCGGTGGTGAAGGAGGTCTCTACAGAGGTTTAATTCAATTCGGACCTTCAGAACAAAGGAAGTACGGAATTGTGCCTGGAATGAGTTTCCGTAATCAACTTACAGCTGTAGCTCAGTTCTTAAAGGACAGGTTCGGTGCAGCAGGTATGGATACACAAGGTGCTTCGTTGGAAGATCTATACACAACAGTACTTGCAGGCAATCCTAAGGCTAATAGATACGCTCAAGATTCATTCGGTACATCAGCAATCAGCGGTGTGAAAAAAATGGATGCACACAGAGAGGCAGCAATGAAAAGGTATGGGCTTAAGTAAACCTTACATAACAACTAATGAATGAAGAAGAAATGCTGCAGGGGGATACGTTCCAACTGTCAGAGGAACAGGAGCAACAATTGCTTGAAGAACAAGCGCAGATTGAAGCTGATTTAACCTCTGCAGGACAAGCAGCCGAGATCACAGCACCAACAGCACCAGCAGCAACTACGGATGCTGCACCAGCTGTTGAAGAAGAAGTAACAAATCAAGCAGAAACAGCAGCTTTAATTGGACCATTTGATCCAACTAAGGATTACTCCTTCTACAAAAAATACGGAATGAGCCGTAACGAGTGGAACCGTCTTCAAATGAGTGGCGGTGCTGGCGGTGAATTAGAAGGTTTTGTACAAGACCCAAGACTTGCAGCTGAAATGGCAACAGCTCTGCCTGCAGGTTTGGCTGACGCTGTAGTAGATACAGCCAACTTTCTGGTAGATCCAGAAGATGCAATGCCTGGACAAGGTTTACCAAAGATTCCTGAGTATGAAAATCAGGTTGTACAAACAGTACGAGAACTATCGTCTATTGTCATGCCTAACGTAGGCATCATTAGTGGTGGTGTAGGTGCACTTGAAAAAGCCTCTAGAGGCAGCAAATTCCTAAGTGATCCATTGGTAAGAAAGTTAGGTCAAACAGCCTTTGCAGCGGGTACAGGCGCGTTTGTGGACTACGTTACAGAGTTCAATCAGACTGATGATAATGCTGCAGGCGCTTTAAAAAAAACATTTCCTAATTGGACTGGCTGGATTCCAGACAACGTTGCAACTTTAGATAGCGATTCACCAGACGTGAAACGCATGAAGAACGTTAATGAAGGTGTTTATCTAGGTATTGGTGCAGACCTTGTTTTAGGACTGGGTAAGCTTGCAAAAGGCATTAAGGGTATAGCTGACAGCCTTTGGGTTGGTGAGTCTGAAAAAGGAATGAAATTCCTTAAGAAAAGTGCTGTTAAAGAAGGCTCAACAGCTGCAGAAGTTGTTGAAGCATCAGCAGCTGGCAGACAAATTGAACTAGATGAACTAGGTGGCTATAACTTTGACAAGTCTCAGAGTCTTGATCAACCTGTATATGGTGTTCATGATTTATATGGTTACCAAGAACAAGGCATTCGTTCACTTGACAATCTTGGAATCGTTGGCGCTTCAGTAGACGTGGTAAGGATTAGCAAAAACTATGACTCCGTTTATGGAAGGGTTGGAAGCGTATTTTCTGATGCTGCTCTTAAGTATGGTCTAGAAACAAGTGACCAGCAAAACATCCTTATTAATGGACTGGCATCACAACTTCGGGATGCTGACCAGTATGGATACAAAACCGCTTCAGGTACTTACATTCCTCATTCTGAAATTGTAGAGCAAGGTGAAAACCTGGCATCTGAGTTTTATAACATGGATGTTAGACAGATTAAACAGTTTCTTGAAAATAAAAACCTTACAGGAATTGATCCAGATACAAATATACCTGTCCTAAAAAGCGAAGCTTATGTAGGGACAATGAAGGCGATCAAGATGTATATGGATGACTTCATGAATATGGATGTCGTCAAAGCACAAGCCTATACAGCTACTTCATTAGCAGGACAAGTATCTGATACTGCACAAGGTATGCGCCTTACAGAAGGAACACCTTCAATCATTAGAGCACAAGAGCAAATCTTGGATAGGGTTGAATTCTTGATGGCTCAAAAGGGTATGACTTCTTATACCCGAGGTAGAGCACTAAACATGCTGAACTTCTGGAACCGTATGTCTAAAAAAGGTTCTGATGCATTCAACATGGCAGAAGCTAAACGTATGAAGAATCTCATTAAAAATGAGAACAATGAAACGTTGGCAGCACTTGAAATGATCAAGCAAGAAAGTGCGGAGACAATGGCAGTAATTAGAGAGGTTAGTGCTGAAAGGCCTGAGATGCTGGCTCCATTGATGTTTGCTTATGAGATGACTGACGGTAACGTCAAAACAATGCATCATCTAAATAAGTGGTTGCAGAATTCAACTGGTGTTTTAAACAAAGCATTCATTGATTTAGAACCTGAAATCCCATCTTTGGTATTGAAAGGATTCTGGTCAAACTTGTATAACTCAACGCTAGGAGCATTTGCTACACCAATCAAAGCAGGAATCTCTAATGCTTACCTGTTGTCTGAAAGGCCAGTTAGAGCGTTTGCAGGAGCATTGACACAAGCTGCAACTACAGGCGATACAACATTGTTGAGACGTGGCTGGTATCAATACACATCGATGATTGAAACCTTACAAAGCTCACATCAATACAGCAAGCAAGTATTTAAAAGGTCTGCTTTAGATCCCTATGTGACTGAAGTTCGTGATGACATGGGTTTTAGAAATGAACAGGCACTAGAGCTTGTAAACATGTATGCAGATGCTGCAGCACAACGTGGTGATTTTGGACCACAAGTAATGGCGCAAATGATCAATGATCAGGCAGCATTAGCTAATCATCCTTGGACACGCTTCGGAACCAGAGCAATGCAATCAGAAGATGGTTTTACACAAGCCATGATTGCTGTAGCGGAAGCAAAGGGACGTGCATTTGACAGGGTAACTGAAGGTGGCACTAAAGCTTTTGATGCTGAAAAAGCAGAAGCGCTTTATAAAGAAGTGTATGAAGGTATGTTTGATGAAACAGGGTTAATCACTGACAAAGCAGTACGACATGCAGCTGGTGAAATTGCCATGAACCTGGACAGCAAAGGTAATACTTCATTGTCAGGTCTAATTAGCCATATGCCAATGGTAAAGCCATTCATGTTGTTCACTAAAACACCAATCAATGAATTGGTTCTAAGTGCTAGTTACACTCCCATTAATCCATTACAAACCTTTTACAAAGACTTTGGTGAGTTCGGAAGACGCTTTGAAGACACACCAACTGAAAAGCTGAAAGAGATATTTACTCGCAGAGGCATCACCGTTGATGAATTTACGGCGAAGAATAAATACGACGAACTTAGGGCTGACGTTATTGGCCGTAGAGCGATGGGAAGCATTGCAGTAACAAGTACTGTCGGTTTATTTATGACTGACAGGATTACTGGTGACGGTTTACATAATAGACAAAAACAAAAAGGTCGTAGAGATTACGACTGGAAGCCGAGGTCAATCAAAGTTCCAGGTGGTGGTTGGGTTAGCTACGACAACTTAGGAGCTATATCAAATTGGCTTGCGTTGACTGTGAACATTATGGATAACTTCGACAGTCTAGAAGCTAATGATATGAGCGCTATGCTGAATAAAATGTCGTTCATTTTAGGTGCTTCAGTAACTAAGAAATCACACCTAGCAGGTTTAGAAGGATTGTTTGACACCTTAAGTGGTGACTCAAGTGCAATGGCTAAACATGCAGCAAGCTTCCTTAGTGCAGGAACAATTACAGGTTCTAGTCAGCTTGCTGAAATCTCTAGATTGATGGAACCTGGCAAAAAAGAAGTTGAGATGCAGCTTGATCAACTGATTACAAACCGACTTCCATTCTTAAAGGATAACTTACCAGATAAGTATGACTGGATTGACGGCGGTGAAGTTGGAGTACCAGACAACTTCCTTGCAAGACTTGTAAACACTTACCTGCCTTGGAAAATTAACGGAAAAATTAGTCCCGAAAAGCAATTCTTAATTGACATCGAGTATGACGCAGTACCTACACTACAAACAAATGGTGCCGGTGTTGAGTATACACCTGAACAAAGGTCAGATATTACTAACAGAATGGGGCAAGATTTGCTATTCCGGGATGCTATTCGACGTGTAATGGCGAGGGTAGATGCTAGGAAATTCAGAAACGACTATAAAAAAGCCGTAGATGATGGCTTAAGTCCAGACTTAACTACCTTTAACGGTGTTCATAAAGAACTGGATCTTGAATTAAGGCTAGCTATGGATAGTGCTGCAGCTTCTTCACCATATGCAACTGAGGTACAGCGTAAACAGATGGTACAAGACACTGTTGAATTGTATCTACAACGTGGGGACCATAGGGGAGCAAAAGAATTTTTGAAATACATGGAATCAAAGTTTTCTATCTAAAGGATAAATGGCAACTACACAATCTACATACACAGGTAATGGTTCTACAACGAACTATTCTTTTACATTTGAATATATTAATGAAGCAGACGTCAAAGCCTCCCTTGATGGTACTGTCACAACAGATTTTTCATTAGATAACGCAACAACAGTTGCCTTCGATACAGCACCAGCTTCTGGTGTCAACATCATTATCTTTCGAGATACTGCTAACGACACTAGGGCGGCAACATTCTTTGCTGGATCAGCTATTAAAGCAGAAGATCTAAATGCAAACTTTGATCAGATTACATACGTTGCACAGGAAACTGAGAACAACTCAATGAATTCATTGGGTGCAACGATGTCTGGTCAACTCAATATGAGTGGGCAGAAAATAGTTAGCTTAGGAACACCTACGGCAGCTACTGACGCATCCAATAAAGGGTATATCGATGGATTACTCACTACCCACC